CGTGTGTTCCGCCTGATGCAGTTTGCCGCTCGGAGACAACCACAACGAACTTTTCGACATTGGGACAGAAAAAGCATTGTCGGGGTCTGCTTCCTTTGGCGGCTGAAAAGCAGCTTCCGCCATTGAGGGCTCTGCAATGGTGTGCCCCCGGTCGTCGGTAATCGGCTTGCCGGTCGCCTGCGCTAGGTCTTCCATCGCGCCTTGCTGCTTTGGATTCAGGCCGCGATGCTCTGCTGCGATGTATCCGCTCATGTTGGCCAGCCGGGCGTAGCCTTTGCCGAGCGCGCCTTCTACGGCTCCGTTCTTGTGCTCCCGCGCGCCTTCGATATTGTGACCGGCCCAAAAAAGGTGTGAGTCGTGCGCATTATAAATGTCCCCTGACGGGTGCATCCACATGGACTGATACCGCGTTGCATTGCGGACCTTTTCCAGGTCGTCAATCTTGTCTGCCGCCGGTGGTTGAAATTCTGCGCTCGCTTGCGGTGACATTGTGGTCGTCGGCGTCGGCTCCGAAATCAGCGGCAGGTGGTCCATGAACTCCTCCGGGGAGTAGGTGTGCAACGCTACGCCGTCCTGCTCAACAACTTTGTCCGCTTTGTTGTCGAGCAAATGAACGTCCATGTTGTCGATTTTCCCCTGGTTGACGCGCGCCATTTCCCGCGCTGATTCCCGGAGCTTCGGCCAGTCCTGCTGACGAGCCTCAATCTTGAGAGTGCCCGTGTTTTTCTCGTAGTTGACCCTGGCGAAACCTTTCTGCAAAGCCTCCGAGCGGTTGTCTTCGCCGCTGGTAGTTGCTTTCAGACCATACTTTTTCGCAACGTCCGGATTTTCGTTCACCCATTCATGGTGCCACTGCCCGCCGAGTTGCACCGGCTTACCATCGGGGAGAATCCAGGCTTTCGAAAACAGGCCGGGGCCGGTTTTTAGTTCGTAGTCCTGTTTTGACTTGCGGCCTTCGGTGACCGGCTTAGCTTGAAATTGCGCCGGATTTTCGACACGTTCGCCGGACTTGTTTACGGCTTCGACATTTCCCCGAGCCGCCGCTTTTGCGTTCTCCACATGCTTCGACAACTCGTTGAAAAGTTCCTCCGAGGGCAACAGGTTTTTCGGGTCGGCGAACTGACGCTTTGCAAACGGGACGAAATCCGGGTCGCCCTTCACCGGCAATGAGCCATCGGGACGCCGCAAGTGCCGCCCGGCGAAATACCAGGACGACTGCATCAGCAATTCCGACATGAGCGCCCGGCGGGCCTCTGGAGAAAAAAGCTGGTAGTGCGTGAGCAGCGCATTGTATTCGCCACGGGGTCCGAACTCGTTCCCTTCCGGGTTGTGCCCGTAATAGTCGTGCACGAACCGCAGGACTTCATTGACGTTCAGTTCTTTTCCGTGCAGCACCATCCCCGAGGGTTTGGTCAGCAAATTGTTTTGAATTTCGGGGGCCGCTTCCTTCAGTCCGCCAGCCGCGCCGAATTCGGTATCGGTCGGCAGGAAATAAAGATGCTTGTTGTTCTTCACGTCCTCAACCATCGCCTTCGAGCTTTTATAGGGCTCGCCCTTGTTGGGCCAGGGCTCTACGTCGATACCGGCATCCAGAATCCGTTGACCCTGGTCCTTGATTTCGTCGAACATTTTCGAGTAGCCCGCCTTCACCGCCGGGTCGTCCGGAGTGTGCGGCGTGTCTTCGAGATAGTCGGCCAGCCGCTTGATGAATTCCATCGGCACAGGCCGGTTATTCGGCAGCACCGGCTTAGGAAGGCCCACAGAAGCCGCGTAGTCTTCCGCAAGCTTCTCAGCTTCCGGATTTTTTACGCGCTCGCTGGGAGGCTGAAAACTTGCTTCTCCGGGGTGCGTGTTCACCATCGGCGGACGCGGCCCGCCCTCTGCCTGAGTCGGCGGGCGCAATTCCGGAAGCTTGAAACCTTTCTTCTCCAGCGAAGGCCCGTATGTGGTGCTCTTCGCGACTGGTCCCCCCAAGTGGCTCAGGTCATCAACTGCGGTTAGCTGCGGCGCAATGCCCATGCCTATCGAAGAGAAATCTTGGTATCCGTCGTGAGTGGCCCGGTATTTTTTTCCGTCCGGCCCTTCAATATCAATCGGGACGCGTTCCATCGGCTTGAATCCGGCGGTGACCGTGAGAGTGTTGCCCCGGAACTGCGGAAGCTCCGGCGCGGGCGTCACCTTCTTGATATTGGCGACGTTCAACTGCTGCAAAACGTTCTTCGGCTCCGGCAAACCGGGCGAAGCTTTTTTCATCGCATCGCGAAGCGGATTGACTTCGGCAATAGGCGCGCCAGCAACGCCGATTTTCTCCGCCCCTGGCCCGGCGAACTGACGACCAGTCGGAGTGACTCTCCCCGGCGCGGTCGCCTCAGAAATTTCCTGCGCCTGCAAATTACGCGGCAGCTTAGTGCCCCGGACAACGTCGGTTCGGGGAATAGCAGAGAGTTGGCCCTTGCTGCTGAAAAGGTGGTTGATTAAGTCCGCTTCGCCTTGGGAAATCGGCGTTGGCTTCGCGCCGGTCTTCTCCGGGGGAAACACGCCTCCGCGCGCCTGCGTTCCTGACGGAACTACTAATTCCTGGCCTGCGCCAGTGAAGCCGCCCATTTGATTCTGCACGTAGGCGTTTACCGATTTCTGGAAGCGGTCCCACTCTGGAGGAGTCAGCGAACGCAGACCGGCGTCCGTTTTGAACGGCACAAGCCCCTGGATTTCGGGATGGTCCGAAACGTAGCGAAAAAAGTCATGCGCGTTCTGCTCGAAAATTCCGGGGTCCCATCCGAGGATGGTATGTCCGCCGTCCTTCGTCGGCACTACCCGATAAGGAAAGAATTCTTTGCCGGTCTGGCTCGTGGTGTCAATCTTGACGCCGCCGTTGTTCGCGATTGCGTCCGAAGTCGTCGCCAGGGCATCTTTGACCGGCGGAGTGGTCGCAGTGTTGGCCATCTGCTGCGCTTCCTGCGCGGCCTGCTGACGCTGCTCCGCAGTGGCGGGAATAGCGTGAGAGGGCAGAGACACCGGCGGGGTCCCGGCGGGGGTAATGTCTGAAGGGGCAACAGGCGCGTTTTCACGCAGCCCTTTCGCCGCTTTCGCTTGCCCCTGCACCACTTTATATTTCAGTGGCAGTTGCCCGTAGTCGGTCGTCCGGCCTGCGAGCGGCTCGCCGCCGAAAAACGAAATCATGTTTGCCACGCCGCGCCACATTTTGCCGCCGAGCGTGTTCGGGCTCTGGCCAGCCTTCATCCAGGCGTCACCGTTCTCTGCGCGGATTTCGTCGCCGATGTAGTTGTCAACCACGCCCTGTTTTTCTTCCGGCGTCAGGACGGTTTCCCAAAGCTGTTTGCCCTGCGAGTCTGCGGCTGCTTGCGCGTCAGTGATTGCCTTGGCTTGCGCTGCGGGGTCCTCGATTCCGGCAATCAATTTTTCTCTTGCGGCTGCGTCACCTTTGCCGGACTGCGTAATCACGTAGGAGCCGGGGTCCGTGGTTAGAGTTCCATTGCCAGAGAGCCGCTTGGCGTAGGACTCCAGGTAGCCGTTCCACTCTTCCGAAGTGTAGGATTTCTTCGCGGCATCGTTGAGCGCCTGGACCGCGTTTGCTCCAAGCACGTCATCCATTGCGTGCATCGCCTCGTGTGGTGCTGCGTCCAGGTTACGGAAAAGAACTACTTTACGGTTTACGCCGTTGTTGTCCTTCAAATTAATTGCGTTGAACCCCTGTTGCTGCGAATAAAATTGCGCGTCTTCAGGAGACAAACCGGCCTTCTCCAGCGCCGCCGGTAATTGGTCGGGCTGGCCTTCGGCGGGCCTGGGAACATAAAAAGCCTCTGTGTCGGAGCCGATGCCTTTTCCGAATCCCCGGACCGCGTTGATTCGGGTCTGCGTTCCCTTGTTCGCCGAGTTATAAGCCGAGTTGTGTATGGCCCCCAAGGTGTTCGCAAAATTCTGAGTGTTGGGAACAAAGGTGCTTTCCCCGTAGGCGCGCGGAGCAATGATTTGCCCGCTCACTAATCGGCTGCCGGTGCCCTTCAGTGCTCCAGCAGCGCCGAAGGCAGTCCCGAAAGGAATGAATCCGTCGCGGTCCGATGGTTTGTCTGTGGTGACTGCCAATAGACCGGCGTCAAACGCAGCGCCGGTGCCGAGGCTGGCCACTGCGGCGGGCGTAGATTCTAAAACGTCGCGCGCGGCCTGGACGTTGCGAGAAGTGACTTCTTCAGCGGGTCCGGCGATTTCTCTGCCGAAATCGGCAACCTTGCCGCCGTATTTCTCTCCGAGCCGAGGGAGTCGCTCCAAAACTTTCTCACCGATTCCACCAACAAGCGCGCCGGTCAATCCGCCGTGATGCGCGCCCCCGGCAGCGCCGACAAGAGGGGCGATAGTCTTGAAGGTCGGCGACGATGTAACTTTTTCAATTCCTGCACCGGTCTTTTCGGCTGCGGTGCCCGCACCTTGCAAGGTTCGCCCGGTCGCTACACGCAGAGCAGCGCCGAAGTCAATCGGCTTCGTCGCGGGCAGTGCGGCAATGTCCTGCGCCGCCGCCGGGATAACAGATTCGCCGGTTATTTTTGAAATAGGTTCGGCTAATTTCGAAACGCCCCGCATCCCGGCCCTCGCAACCCCACCCGCGCCCTCAAAAGCAAGCCCCATTCCCTTCCACACAAACGGCGAGCCCGCTGCGAGTTCCGAAACTTTCTCCGGACGAATCGGTTTCCCCTCTTCCGCCAGTGTGGCAACGGTGTCCTTCAGTCCGGGAATATTTCCACTAGCAGCGCGCGCCATCGTGCCACGATTTGCAATCTCGTTGACAAGCGCATGGTCCATGTCGGCAGAAGTGTAATCCTTGGGGCTCGGTGCCGCGCCAATCCACTGCGCCGCTTTCTTGCCCGCCTTGACTGCCATTTCCCCGAGGCCGAGGAGCCCGGTTGCCGTGCCTACAGCGCCTTCAGTTTGCTCCCGCAGCCGGTTATAAAAAGTATCTCGCTCTTCCGGTGTGAGTTCCTGGTGAAACAGAGCCTTGACCGCAACGGGCGAATCTTTCAGCGCCTTAACAGTGTTCGCCGCCCACCCAAACATTCCCTTGCCAGTTTCAACAGCGGCTTTTTTGACTCCCTCGACAGAGAGGCCGGTGAACAGTCCTTGCTGCTGAAGTTTGTTGAGCGCAAGCTTTGTCTTGTCCCAAACTTCCTGATTCGATTTGGTTTCCGGGTCGGATTGCTGATAAAGCGCAACCGGGTCGAACGCCGCAGGGTTTTGCTTTGCCTGTTCGACAATTTGGTCCACCGTCATTTCTTTGAGTGGATGAAAAGCTTCCGGCTGCTGCCCCACTTCTTCAGAAGACAGTTTAAACGAGTCCCCGGAGGGCGCGCCGAGTTCTTCAGGAGAAAGCTTAAAAGAATCCGGCGTGGTGACGACGGGGGTTTCCGGCACGGTGCCGGGCGCGGAGACCTGGAGGAACGCCGCAGCCGGTGCGGGAGGAGCCGCAGGGGCAGCCGCAGACGTAGCGGAAAAGACCGGGGGTGCATTCACCGGCCCGGCCTGGACAGGAGTCGGAAGAAGGTCGGGCATATTTTACTGGGGTTTGGCCGGTCTGAAAAATCCGTTGCCCTGGGGAACTACCCATTGGCCTTTGCGAGTGCCGCTTACCACTTGAATCGCGCCGGGCTCGTAGCCGGTCCCGGTCGCCGCAGGGGCGGCAGCCGGTTGAATGTCTCCCGCTCGCACGCTTTCGCCGGGTGTCGCTGGAAGGTCTCTAGCCAATAGGACCGCTTCCGGACCTGAAAGCATTCCCACAATGTCGGGATTTTCTTTCACCTTAGACTTGATGGCACTCTGAGCGTTCTTCTCTCGGACTAGAGCCAAGTTTTCTGCTTGGGCCAAAAGTTGGTCCCGAATTTCCGGAGCAAACTTTTCTGTCCTCAAAAGAGTTTCTTTTAACCGCGAAAGAGTCGTGACGACGGGCTGACCGTGTTCGATGTATTCGACTTGGTCCGACACTTGCCCTCCTCGTGCGCCGGGCGTAGCTCCAGGGGCGCGCAACTGCATCAGCGCGTTCATCAAAAGATTGTCGTTGTTGGTCGTCGGTCCGCCGTTTTTATCCAGCTTCCCATAGTCCGCCTTGATTTGTGGAAGCGCGCCGATGGCAAGAGATTTCGCGGCCCACTCGTTGCGCCAAGGGTCTTCCGTCAGTCGTTTGTAAACGTCGGGAGCGAGAGTCCCCGCCGGAGGAGCCGTTAGCACGCCGCCAACCGCCGGAGCGCCAGCCGCAGCCGGGCGAGTAGGCATCACTTCCGGGTAATCCGAATCTGACACCGCAGAAGAGGGCTGCACTAAGCCACTGCCGCCGCCGCTGCTGCCCTTTGCGCCCTTCGCGGGCTTCATGAAAATGTCCATCGCCTGCTGCCGCAGTCCGTGGTAATATTCGAACGCGTCAGAGCCAGGAGAAATGTCCTCCCGCAGTGCGTTTCGATAAATGGTGTGCGTTCCGGTCTTGTCCGTTATCACTTCCGGAGCGCCTACGACCGTCAAACCTTGGGCCGCGACTTGCTGAGCAGTGCCCGCGCGGACGTAGGGACGCCCTGCGTCTGCCATAGCCGGATAGTCCGGCTCACTGGTCGGCTTTCCTTCCTTGTCGGTTTTATAAATCGGCGAGTTATACTGGAGAAAAGTATCGGTCGCATTTTTGTTCAGCAAGTCCGATTGCTCTTTCGTCAGTTTTGCCTGCGCGAATTGAGATTCCGCCGGGAGCAACTGAGACTGAGCGTGCGCTTTCTGCGCTTCAAGGTTTGCCGTTGCACCGGCAGCTTGGACCTGAGCCTTTCGAGAAGCAATCGCTTCGGGAGAAACAAACTCGCTGAGTTGCTGCATGCGAGATTTTCTTCCCGCCTGCGCGACGTTGTCAACGCGGTCCAAAATGTCGTTCATTGTGATGGACCCGTTGCGAAACGAGTTCACCAAATTCTCCACCGCGCCCGCGCCCACTACGCTAGGGTCCGCGCTCGTCGCCAAAGGCTGAGCGGCCATCCCCGCGTTTACATTTTCTTGAACATCACCAGCACCACCGATAGGCATAAATTAAATTCCTCCTTGCATCAACATTGTTGAGGGTCTTCCCGCGCCGCCGTAGCTGCTTCCGTATTTCGCAGCCGGGGAAACCCATCCCGAAGTAGTATTCGGATTCCACATTGCGCCGGTATTCTGCTGCCCCACCGAGCTTTGAATCTGCGGAGGATACGCGGGCGAGAGTGCCGCCGCCTGGGCAGTCCGGCTCGCTTGGTCCGCCGATTGGTTCAGCACGCGCTGATACGCGCTCGAAGTGGCCCAATCCGGATTGACTGCCGAGCCGAAAGCTCCGCCGGTCGGATTCGCAACCGGATTGCCAGAGTTCCACCGGGCATTCCAATTCGCCGCGCCCTGCTGAATTTCCGAATTCTCCATCAGGTTACGCCGGGCGTATTCCTGGGACGCGTAAGCTTGCGCCATGATTGTAGCCGGGTCTGCTACGCCTCCACCACTGAGAGAGCCTACGCCAGTGTTTGCCTGATTCAAAAGGCTCTGGTAGTTGGGGCCTAAAATGTTTGCCAGCAAATTGTTGATGGTCGATTGATTGCTGCCGGGCGTCATCGCCGCTAAAGGCGTTGCTCCCGCTTGCAAAGGTCCGTGAACAGTAGCACCGGCAGGACGCGCGCCGAAAACGACTCCGCCTGGAGCCCCGCCTGTAACGCCTCCGCCGATTGGAGTCCCTGAGACGGACGGCGCAATCGCCGCCGGAGCAGTCGGGTTGCCTAAAATTCCGCTCATGAGGCCCGCGCCCGGCGAGCCCATGTCAATCTGGTCGTTGGCTAGACTTCCCGGTATCGAGCCGGGGTTGAGTCCGCCGGTGCCGGTCTGAGTATCTTGGACTCGCATGCTCTGAGCGCCGTTCGGAAGTATGGGAGCACTTGCGCCCGGCTGAATCGAAGGCATCAGCGATTGCGCGGTCCAAGCTCTCGTAAGATTAATGGCCATTAAAAGCCTCCGCCGGGATTGTAGCCGTTGGCTGGATTGTAAGCATCGTTAGCGGGAACATTCCACGAAGCCGGAGTGTTGCTTCCTCCGCCGAGACTGATAGGAGGAATTGCGCGGCCTAAAGCGCTCGAAGCGCCGCCCACTGCGTTGCCCCAAATTGCGCCTTGGCCCATTGCGTTTGCTGCGCCTGCGTTAGCGGCAGATTGTGCGAGTTGGTTCGTTGCTCCTACCCTGGCGAGCATTACATTCGTAATTGCCTGCCCGCCGAGCCCCGCATCCGGCAACATGCTGGCGGACGTGCCTAAAACTTTTCCGCTTCCGCCCAAGTTATTTAGCTGCGTCGAAGAGAGTGAAGGGAAAAGTCCTTGCAGAATATTCTGCCGGGAGTTTTCCAAATTCTGCGCGGACGTTAAAAGACCCTGCGCTTGCTGCTGGCGCTGCTGTTGAAGCTGAAGCCCGGCAGTGCCGAGAATGGTCCTTAGTTGCTGGCCCCCGATGCCACGCCCCGAGGCTGCGCCGGTCACCATGCCGCTCGATTCAAGACCGGCCTGGACCATCTGCGCCTCTACGTCCGGCGGAAGAGTCGCGCCAGCTTTTAGCTGCGAAAGCGCCTCGTCCACCATCTTGTTTTTTGCCTCCTGCATCCCAGGAGTTCCGGCGAGAGCTTCCTTAGTCGCTTGGTCCGCGACTTGGCCGGACTGCACGCCAATCTGTGCGCCCTGGTTGAGGAGTTGCGATTCCGATTGGTATCGTGCCTGCAACAGAGCGGGGTCTGTGACGCCCTGCAACTGCAAACGAGCAAGAGAATTCTGAATGTCCGCTTGTGTGGCTTGCGCCTGCACCGTGTTAGGGTTCAGGTTGTCGAATACAAACTGGCGCTGTTTATTAAGCGCGTCAATCTGCATCTGCGTGGCGTCTTTGAGTGCCTTAGATTGAATCTCCGAGGAGATTATGCCCCCCGCCGCCGAGGCTACGCCGCCAATTCCAAATGTGTCTCCCATAGCTAAATTTTCCTGTAAAACGCTTCCCCATAAGGGGCATACCCACGAGCTTTGTAAACTCGCCGCAATTTCTCCGGCGGAACATCAGAGAGATGCGAGAGCCCCGAAACAACGTAACCGCATCCCGCCGCCTTGCAATCTTTTTCGAACATGCGCAACAGGTCGAGCGCCTCGCCGCCCGGCTCCGTCATCCACGTATGTTCGAAGCCGCAAAGGCTGCCCGTGTAAAGGTCCGGCACAATCATGCCGAGAAAAAACGCTTTCGGCGCGTCGTGCTGAAATGAGCCGTAAGCTTTTCCAAAACCCTGCTCCATCATTCGCGCCCAAGACTTTATCAAAAATCCCACGTCCGCCGGACCGATAAACTTAATTCCGGCCACACGATTCGCCCACACTTTTGTCACAGCATCAGTCATTTCAGGCGTATTTAATCGGCGGACCATGTATGGAGAATAGTCTCTAATTTTCTACGTCTTGACAAGCGTCCACAAAGCGATTTCGCCGGGGAAAACAAACGTCCCGGCAGCATAAAGCTTGTCCTGCTGAAACGTTTCGAATGCGGCCCTTGGAGTGATGCCCAAACCAACGGTAAGATTCGTTTCCGGCGTCGCGCCGGGGTCTTTCGTGGCCTGCGAGAGCACCCGCCCGCGAAAGTCCACGTTGCCCGCGCCGAAAAGCGCCCACCCTGGATTGCTATTGAGCGCATCGGTGAGGACTTCGAACGCCACTTGCTTAATGTCGCCCGGCACTCCGGAGACAGTGCGCCAGGAGGCGCGCTCCCACCAAATGAGACAGTTGATTGTGGTATCGAAAAATTGCTGGTAGTCCACCGGCGATGCTGGCCGCGCAGAAGTTGGTCCGGACGGGGGCTCGCTGTTGAACGGGGTCCAATTAACACCATCGAACACATACCAACCCACCGCAGAGCCGAAATCATTCGGCGCAATGTCGGTAGCGTCTTTTGTGGTCCGCAGCCACACCGGCGGCGTGCTGGTGCCCGGCGTCGAAGTGCCGATGAAAAATGGAATGGTGAACGAGGCCGAAATATCCAGCGGCACATATCGCTTGATTGAGTCGTCCCACACCCACCACTGAGTCCCGTTTTTCAACCAGGGGCCAACGTTGCTCGTCGGCTCGGTGTCGCCGATGAAAATAAAGTTGGTGCCGTTGGGCGAAAGGATTTTCATCCGCTTCACCATCGCGGCGAGGAAGTCGTTTGGCGTGCCGCGAAAAGTTGCGGGCAGTGGCGCGGCCTGAATGAACAGGCTAGTAGGAATTAAGCTCATACGTTTGTAAAGGTTGCTTCAAGTTCGATTTCGGTTTGCGTGGCGACTGATGGAGCGGCGCAGACTCCGCCCGCGATAACTCCAACGTCCACAATAAGTGTATAGGGCACTCCGCCGTTAGACGGCAGGGTGAGAGGAACATCATAGGTCCCAGCAGCATGTGCGGATGGGTCCCAGTTGAAAGAGAACGCAGGACCCCCCGGTCCGGGATTGAAAATCGCGATGCCTCCGCAAAGAGTGGGAATGTCTCCGCTTTTGTTCAGAACGATGTGGACATTTATGTTGCAGGTGCCGTTGCCCCCTACGGTGACCGAAGACTGGCGCTCGATTTGCGCATCGCTCGTGAACGGATTAGGAATGTTGGCGTGCACGGCTTGCTGGTTAGGCGTCGTTTGAGAGAAGCCGAACGTTCCGCCGCCATCGGCTCCGCTTGCAAGAGTGAACCAACCCGGCGTCAGCGAATCCCAATTCGGGCACGAGTTAATTACCCAGGTGCAATGTGGTTCGCACGCGTCGCACGAATTCCAGCAGTCGTTGTCCTTGTCGCATTCGATGACGTTGAAATCGTAGGTCCCCGGAGTCGTCGCAGTTCCCGAAAGCGTAGCCGTCGAAGCGTCGAAGGTGAGCCCCGGAATTCCAAACGGGTGCGGCGCTATATATTCAATCTGCCAGAAATACGGCGGGGTTCCGCCGGTTGCCGTCCAGGTGAATGAATAGGGCACGCCGATTTCAGGAGTCGGAGGAGGCGACGTGCTGTTGACGCCCTCAACGAAAAGTCGGTAGCTCAGTTCTTGAAACTGGTTGCTCGCGTCCGTGATTTCGACAACGAAATTAAAAGTTCCGTATTCGGTCGGGGTGCCGTGAATGGACGCGCTCAGTGGCGTATCTTGCGTAAACACGATGCCCGCCGGGAGCGGGCCGACAAGTGAGAACGTGCAGGGGGCCGCAAAGGTGCCCGGCGCATCAAAAGTGAAACCGTCCGCGAAGTCCTTGCACATGTTGAACTCGAACGGCGGGCCGGGAGGACCCGCCGGTATGCACTTGCATTGCGTGGTGTCCCAAGCGAAGCCGGTATCACACGGCAGGTCCGGGAAACTACACGGAACACACTCACACATTAATTCATTGAAACCGAAACCGTCTTCGCAGAGCGTGAGAGGCACGCAGCTACAGGCCGGTTTGCTGAGCGGCGTTTCGCCGTCCAGGGTAATCGCCGATACGGCATAGCAGCCGTCCGCGCAGGTCTGAAATATAAGTCCGGTGTTGGACACCAACTCAAGCGAATAGGTGCCGTCAATCGTTTCGCTCCGGTAGATGTTGATTTGCGTCCCGGTCGGGAACTGGTCAATCGTCCAGTAGGAGTATCCGGTTCCGTCCGAGTGAAACGCGTCGCTCAGCGGAGTCGTCGAACCATCGGCGAGCACGGCGTCAAATTTGTAATAGCCAATCTTGCAAAGCGCGATGGTTCCGGGAGGCACGCACTCGCTGATGATGGCGAACTGGTCGCCCACGGTAGGCTGAAAATAAATCGTGTAACAGAGCGCGCCAGGGTAAGTGTTCCAGGACAAATACGAGTGGCCGATACCGCGCTTAATCAGACCGGTCGGGGAGTTGTTCCCGCCGATGGGCTCCAGCACAATCACGGCGTGGCCGGAGCCTGAGAAAATGGTTTCGCAGACCGGCGGGCAGACATATTCAATCCGAGGAGTCCGCAAAAATAAAGTGTCGAGGACGGTATTCATTAGGTGTCGATGCCTGCTGAAATTGTGGGCGGAACTACTCCGGCAAGCTCTGCCTCCGCCTGTTTCGTGGCGATTATTTTAGCGACTCGGTCGGCGGCGTTCTGATTGACGATGCTCTCCGCGAAACCAACGCCCACGGCGCTGAATCCGTCCTGGATTACAAGCTCCGTTTGGTTAGAAGTGAAGTGCTGTTCCTGCACGTCCGCAAGAGCGGCAGTGACTTCCTCCCGGTCGGTGCCCTTGACTGCGGCTCCGTCGTATCGGACCGCGTTCAGGCCGGTCTCGTCCTCGCACGCATTGGACGCGCCGGATTTGTCTTCCGGAGTAGTCAGTGCAAAAGAGCGGACATATTTAACCGTGGCCGGGCCGTGCCCCACAACGAGATATTGGAAGCAGTCGTCAATGTTGTCAATGTCGGCGCGTTCAATACCGCACGCACTCAAAGAATCGTTGTCGGTTTTCTGGTTCGCGTCCTCCGTGCGGACGGTGCGAGACTGTGGCTTGAAAGAAAAAATTGTGGTGTTTGCGTCCATCTCTACGTCCCAGGAGAGACTACCTTTTTCAACAGAAATCCGCTTGGACATGACTTGCTGAAAAGCGCCCCTGGTGCCGCCCGCATAAAACACGCCTAAGTCCAGGTCCTCCGCGATGCCAACCAGCGCAATGTCTACCCACTGCAAGCGGCAGGTAGAGCCCGGCAGTTTGGCCTGCACCGGCGCGGTCTGGCCGAAGTGCGCGCGCGTGGTGAACGCCCAGGTAATCGGGCAACCGTTATCTAGCCGGTCCGGCCTGAAGGATTCCCACAGCCGATTGTGCCCGTCCGTATCGGCGGAGACGTGAAAGGCGCGCTCTGCGTCCATGATTTCGCCGCAGACCCACTCAACCGGGCGCGTCCCGGTCCAATGACCGGCCCACGACGGACCAGAGGCATCGGTCAGCGTCGCCAGGGAGGCGTTATTCAAAACCCAAGTGTGCTTGTTGAAAGTGTCCTCCGCCGGAACTGACATGACGAAAAATTGCCCGAAGGTGCCCGCCGCCACGAGACTCAAGTCCTCGCTGAGAGTGACTTTCGAGAACATCATTTCATTATCCCGGACCGGCAGCCGGGACGTTAGCTTGCCGGACGTGGCCGGGTCGAACACCGCGACGCCCGAAGGAGAAAACCAAATGACCTGCCCGTAGTGAGACTTTATCGAGCGATTCGAGAGGCATCCCACCTGCAAAATTTCTTCTTGAAAATTCGTGGTCGTCGGCCACTGCGAACGGTCCTGAATGTTGGCCTGGAGGATGGAAGCGTTAGCCTCAGTGAAGACCAACAACTGCGGCGATTCCACGCTGGGAGTTTTTACCATCCCGGTCACTTCGCTGGCGAAGTAGAACGCGGTCTGTCCGCCGAGATAGATTTGCTCTCGGAAGCTAAACGGATTTGCAATGTCGCTCGCCTGCACCGAATTATTTACGGAGACCCAAAGACGGTTGCCCACCCATACCATAGGCCCACCGGCGGGGGTATCAAAAGCGTGGTCGCGAATGTGGCCGGAGTTGGACCCGTCATACCAAGCGGGCGCGGTAAAGCCGCCGTCCTGCATAATGAGCACGGACTTGGGGGAAATTACTTTAATGCCCGATGAAAAGTCCTCGTTTAAACGCTCTGCCGCCTGAGTGGTGAGCGCCCAAAAAATCTGCTTCGCGGTCGGAGAAAAAAGAACGTTCGTGAGCAGGTGAAATTGATTGAATGGCCACAGGGCAACATAGACCTGCCCGTCAATGGCGACGACCATCTGCTCCAGGCCCTCTTGCGGCTTGAAAATGGCCGCGCCCTGAAGGTTGCCGTCCGGTAACTGCACGATGCAGCGATGCCCAGGACGGCAAGAGAGTTGCCCGCCAAGGTTAATCATGTTCAGCATGGTCCAGCACGCGCCTATGCGGGTCTGCGACGGGTCATTAGACGAGTCAGCGCCCACGAAGAACGTGCCGTCATAGTCGAGGATTCTAGCGCCAGCTTCTCCCATTACCTTATGTCGTAGTCGTATTTGTCTCGCGGCTGGCTCATGTCGATGACCTGAATGGGCATATACAAGGGCGGCTCTGCCATTTGCTGCGCTTCAATTTCCAGTCGCGCGGCGTCCGCCTCGTAGGCGTGCGCGTCGGCAATCTGAAGGTCTGCGTAATGTTTCCGAGCCTGCATAGCGAGCAAGAAAGCGACGCGGCTTTTCAAGGCGATATGGTCGAAGCGACTGAAGAAAACTGGATTGGTCTTGCGGTAGGCGATGCGCGCCCAGTTGCAAGAGCGGTTGAGTTGAATCCGCCGATACTGCGGGTTCTGTTCGTCCGGCTCGTAAATTCCCAGGAGGGTGCCGGTGGTGCCGCTGTCATCCGTGGTGCTGAGCCGGACATTGCCCACAGTTCGGTCTTTGAAAATTCCGGTGATGCGTGCAATCTCTGGCGCGCCCACGTCCGGGACTGCGACGCCGTAAATCGTTGGGACCCGATAGCCGTTTAACACCTGCCCGCCCTCCGTGTGGCGCAGGACATTGCCCTTGCTATCGAACCCGTAAACTATGAAAGTCTTGCCGTTGTCTTCCGGCGTCTGGAGATACGCGACGAGTTGCGCCGGGTGCACAAGGTCACGAAAAGTAAAATGGTAGCCGCCCTGGTCCATCCACTTCCACTCGCAGATTGTTTTGCAGCTTCCGGGACCGTTCAAATGGAACTCGAAAAGCTGAGCCATCCCGAGCACGGGTTGCCCGCCGATGTTCACGCCGATGACCATTTCCACTTCGCGCGGCATCGTGATGCAGCGCCGCCCGCACCCGGCAGGATTGTTGCAAATGCTGCCGATTTTATCGCACCCGCTGCAACCGGCGGAACAAATGTCGATGAAGCCTTTCCAGCCTTCCAGGTCGGCCTTATTCGAAATCAGGGTGACCGCATCACCGCACCAGCGAAAAAGTTTGGTGTCGTCGCAGACGCCAATGATTTTTTTGGCCTCGTCGTATATATCGTCTACTCGGAAAATAAATGCCTCCCCGGTTAATCGTTTTCGTCGCCGTCGTCATCGTCTTCCGCCATTCGCTCCGCAGCGAGTTTGTCCAGGGCGTCCCCGGCCTCGTCCAGGCGCTTCGAAGGCTCATTGACTTCGGGCTCCGCTGAGATGACGCGCTTGATTTGAATATCGCACTCGTAGCGCTCCCCGGCCTTCGTGGTCGTCTGCACTACCCTGGTGACAGCGTAGTGGACCAGCATGTTCCCGTGCGCCGGGATTTTAATTTCCTCGTCGCCGGAGTAGTGAATCGTCGGGAAAGTTTCTTGGGGCTCGTCTTTCAAAGGGACCATCCCGTTCAGACTGTCGCCGTAATTTATCGCCAAACTTTTATCAACTTTCAGCATATCAAATAGTCTCTGTTTTCTCAGGTTTAGGCAAGCAGCACAACCGCCAAATCGAAAATTTGTGGCTGCGACGCGGTGCCGTTCCACGAGCACTGCACCGAGTTAAGCACTCCGTTGGATTCACTGAACGCCATCGTCTGCGGTCCACTTTCCGAGAAAGCGTAACCAATCACTGCTGGAGACGACAGTGCTACCTGAGTGAAAAAAACAGAATCAAGCACGTCGGCATTAGACGAATTAGGGGTAAACACTTCTGCGGTAAAATTTGGGCTCCCTTTGGTTATGTCCACAAACAGCATAGCGCGATACGGGGTAAAGCCCGCCGCCGGGACAACCGCGTTGCCCGATGGAACAAACGAAGCCCCAAGGGCTACCGTAGTTCCTACTCTAGTTAATGGTGCTGGAGCAACCTGGGTATAAGAAAACGCATTGGTAGTCCAGTTTCCTCCGTATCGAATTCCTATAAAGTTTGTGGTGCTAAAATCTCCTATGATGTTCGCGACTCCGGAGCCAAACCCCAAATGAAGCTGATATGAGGAATTCAGACCCACGAAAGGAGTCATCATCCAAAGAATCCCAACGCGAATTTTGGACCAAGTCGAAGGTAGCGTGATTGGCCGAGCCCAGGACGAACTCGACATTGAAATTGCAAGGTTAGGTCCCCCGCCGATAGTAGTGGTTGCTATGATAGATGCCATTATCTAAATCCTCCGCCAAATGCTGTTCTGAGTATCTGCACTCTGTTGTATAAGTTCTGTGCCTGTGCCGCAGTCAGGCCGTGCGCCACACAGATAAAAGACATGACTGCGTTACTAAAGCCTTGTGCGACTCCAGCAACATTCTGAGCAAAAGCAGTTAGCTCTGTGGCGTTCAACACCCCAGCGGCTCCAGCGTTGCTGCCAACATTCACGAAAGGAACTGATGAACTTGCGAAGTATAAGTCCATCGCGGTCGCCGAAGTTCTGGACGTGATATAGAATCCATTTCCGGGAGAGGCTGCTGTGATGCGCGCGGTAGCGAAAGCGTAAAAGTCCGTGATTACGTGAAACCCGAATGCCTGATAATCTGACAACAACGACCAAGTGTTTGCTCCTCCTCCGTCGTAGTTCCCAAGCTCTACTCCCTGGCTAGTCGAATTTTTTGTGTAATCATACATGGCAAGAACGCCATCGGTAACAGTCACCCCGCATGTATTGGTTATTAGCCCGGTCTGCAAATACTTAGTGGACCCGTTGCCCGCGAGACCATTAACTGTCAGGTCTCCCGAAACAAAATTGTGATTAGTCCATAGAGCGTTCCCCGCCGTCTTAATCATCGGAGTGAGTGCAGCAGTAAGAGAGTCCGGCGCAATTCCAACCGCAGAAATCATCAGGGAGTCTGTTCCGTCCTGGTTAAGTCCGGAGAGGAAATCGGAAACTGCGTTCATACTCGCAGCCGATGGCAGCGAGCCTCCGTTCGTCACCACCTGAAGTCCCCAGGCGTTTGAACTGCTGGTGCTGGCTGCCGCGCAGGTGTTCGAAGTAAAAACGCGTCCCACGTTATCGGTCACTTGCAGAACGAAATTTCCGTCGTAAAAATTCTGCCAGTTCGCGATGCTCAGCGTCGCTGTATCGGCCCCGGAAATATCGCCTCCGTTCGACAACGGCGAGCCATTCCGAAACCACTGATACGTGAACGGGGGCGCTCCGCCGACAATGGGAAAAGTATAAAAGGACCCTGTGCTACCGGTGATGACAGTCTTAGAGTTCAATATCGACACAAAGATATTATCTCCGCCGTATGCAGCAGGCCAGCCGGTGCCTCCGTTCCGGGTAGCTATCTCTTGCCCCACGGTGTAAGACTCCATGTCGTCTACCGAGATAGTCCCCAGGTAAGTATTGCGGTCTGTGTATGGGGCTTTTTTGCACCACCCGGTCCCCTGATTGAGACCGTTGACAGTCGCTCCCACCGTGTAGGACTCCATCGTGTCAGTCAGGAGCCCGCCCGTGAGCATCGGAGGGCAGCGAAAAATGCCGCCGCTTCTTCGGTTGATGACGGGATTAGGCATTTGGGTCTGGTATGTTTTTGACCACGAGAACGTATTCCGGCGCGCCTGCCGTCTTCGCGCCCCCGCGCGGAGATTTGCACTTGCTGGAATAAACATGCTCCTTGTCCCGCAGCACGGGAATGGCGCACGACTTGTTTCCTTTGTGGCATCCCATATTACGCGATTCGAATGTGCGTGAACGTGGTGCCCTGCCACATTATCGAGGCGTGCGAGGCTGTGCTGCACTCGCCGTAGAGCGTGATTGTCTGGTTCGGGTTCAGCGTCTCAACAATGGAAATCAAAGTAATCTGCCGATACTGGCCCGCCGTCGTGGTCTCCCACCCGGAGATAGTTTGCTGACTGCCCACTACGTCCGCCGCCGTGTTGTCGTTGACGAGCTTCAGAGAGCAGAAGTCAGCGATATTAATTAACGCCGCGTCTGCGAGAATCATCGCGGTAACCATGACCAAATACTTCCCGGCCTCAACCGCCAAAAACTGCGGGATGGAAGTGCCGAAATCAACCGTCGCAAATGGGTTTGGTAACGGGAAATTAGTTCCCGCCGTGGCAGTGTATACGCCGTTCTCCGTGGTGAACGAGGAGCCGGGGTCACCTTTGTCGCCCTTGTCGCCTTTGATGGAGTCGCCTTTACGCCCCTGGACGCCAGGGATGCCGGATTCGACAACGAGCTTGCCCGCCGCAATCGTTGCTGGCGCTGAGGACAGAGCTTGAATGAGCGTCAGGAAAAGCGTGCCCGCGCCGTCTGCACTATTGACCACATACCATCCGGACGTGTCGATAAACAGATAGGTCCCGGTCAGGTTCACCGCCGGGTTGTTGGCCGTGAATACCGCAACGGTCGGCGCGGAGAGTGACGGCTGTGTGAAAGAGGAAAGCGTCACCGTGTATGCATTATTCCCGTTAGTGCCTGAATTGCCTTTATCCCCTTTGTCGCCTTTTAGCCCAACAATGCCATCCATGAACAGGCGGAGGAAATAACAGGCGAGCCCTTCATCGGTTCCGCGCGGGTTCGCCGGGAGACCTACGTCGAGGCTGCACGGCAGAGACCAGACGACCTTGCCGTCCACTTCGGTTTTGACGACTTCGCCAAAAAACTGCGTGGTGAAATTAGAAATCTGGCTCGGGAGTGATTCGCACTTGGCCGAGTTGTGAGGGCCGCGCCCGCAGGGATTCTCGCAGCCGAGATTTTCCTTGCTGCACCCGTCGAGGAAATTTTCCTTGCGGTCTTCGTCACCGTCGCCGCAGTTCGAGCATTTGTGTGTATCACTCATTTGTCGTAAATGTCATTTGCGTAACACGTATGTTACAATTTCTTTGCTACCGTCTTCACTACCGCTTGAACGTCGGTGTCCTGCGCGCCGTTCTGGGCGGCAGCGAAACCCGCCGTCACCTTGGCCGCGACTATCGGGTCAAGCTCTTTGCCCACCCACGCAAGAAAATCTTTGCTGCCCGCCACTACCTGAGTAAGGCCCTTGCCTGCCAGCGTGCCCGCCACGTTCATAGCGCCCACGCCCACGGCAGCGCCGGGGTTAGCCGCCGAGGCAACAGTCAAAGCGGTCTTGGCCAGATGCCAACCAACGAAAATAATCAGCACGAAGCCGCCCGCGTAAACAAAATACGGAACAGACACCGCGCCGGTGCCCTCGATTTTCTTTCCGGCGTTCTCGTTGTTTTCCACTGTAAAAGAGTCCAGCTTTTTCTCCAGTTTGGCAATCTGCCCCCGAAGGTCCGCAATGAGTGCGTCAGTCTGAATGTTCGCAGTCGCTTTAGCGGGAGCGCCTACCGATTCCGCCACGACCGCAGTGAGCTTTTCAGTCTCCACAGCAGGGGCAAGAATATTAGTGCTAGACCCCTCAGCCAAAGCGGCGTGCAGAGTATCAGCGGCTTTCTCGTTTGCTTTCTGAGCAGCTTCTCGCTGCAATTCTTTTTGCTTCTGCGTAGCCGCAGGAACTTTATGCACCTTGTCCTGAAAAAATTCAACTGGCTTCGGTATCAGACTTGTGCAACCGGCTGCGCTTATCGCGACGGCGGCGACGAGAAGTAGCGCCTTTATTCTCTTTATTTTCATATTTTCCTTTGATGATGTGGTAGATGGTGTAGAGCCCTGCGATTAACTGGACCAGTATGAGCAGGGTGGACATGATAGGAGTGATTTTCGTGATAACATCGTGAATGCCTTGTAAGGTGATATTCACCCCCGCGAGCGTGATTAATCGGTCGTTAAATTGCGGAGTGCTCATAAAATTATGCGAGTAGGACAACCGCCATGTCGTTGATTTCGCACACTACGGCAGTGTCGCCCCACCACACGGAGACTGCATTCAGCGGCCCGGCGGATTCATCAAAAGGAATTGTTACCGCGCCGGTGTAGGCATGCTGGCCAAAAGAAGGAGTAGCAGCAATAACCTGGGTAAAGAACTGAGCAGAAGTGCACCCGGTAAAACCGCCGTTGATGTTCGGACCGAACATAAAAACAGAATAGTTGGGACTACCTTTGAGTATGTCCACAAAAATCATATCTTGGTTCGCCGAAGTATTCGTCGTGCCAGCTTGCAGAAATGTGCGCAGAATACTCGTCCCAATCGTGGTCGTGGTTCCCACTTTTTTCATCGCGGCCAAGGTCATATCAAACTGGGCTCCGTTATAGGACCCCCCTACAACATTCCCTGCCCCTATGAAATTCGTAGTGAGATAGTCGCCTACCATGTTCGTGACGCCGGAACAGAACCCCATAGCGAAAGATGCCCCGCTGGTTATCTGAGTGTTGGGGCTTAGCATAAGACGTAAACCCAGCCGGACCTTACTCCAGTTCGCGGGAAGTGTGACTCCCCTGGCCCAAGTTGAATTGGACATGGAAATCACGTTGTCGTTTGCCGCGCTGATTACTCGTGTTTGAATCGTAGAAGACATAAAATTATGCGAAGCCTCCGCCTAGAGAAACTCTGAGCGCTTGTGTTGCGTTGAAAAGTGCCTGACCGTTTGCGGAACTGAGTCCATCCTGGACACAATAGAATGAAAACCGGGTGGCGTTCGCATGGAACCCGGATTCTCCGTGGTAACCACCAAAGGCCATTGTTCGGTTGATTGGACCTTGCGTGTTGTTAGTGTTGCCGGTCCCCACAGACCCCCAAGCTACTCCAGAGCTTGCTAAGTATAGTGTGTGAGAATTCGAAGCCGTCCTAGAGTCCATGATAAAATACCCAGCGGCCCCCAGGGTTGCTATAATGTCGATGCCTCCGGTTTCGAGACCATTTGCAAAAGTGCAAGTGCCGTTAAACGCGCTTCTCGGACCCCCGCCTAATCCAGGTCTGTTACCCGCTTGGTCGGAAATGTATCCTATCAAAAAATTGTCAATCGTTGGGACGCCGGGCGAACAGTAAATACTAAAGCCCATGTTCGCGGCAGTGAAGGAGGCTATAGCAGTGCAGTCAACCCCGGTGTCGTAGATTAAGCCATTGCAGTTTATCCCCGCCGTGGTTACTGACGGAGTTCCAGCGCCGCTAGAATGCCCGCTATAGTAAGTAAACCCAACCGTCGCAATATACGGGGTCAGCGCAGCTACCAAACTATCCGGAGCAATCAAGTTGACGTGATACAGATTTGCCCTGATGCCTGCGGTGGTGACTGCGGCGTCCCAGGTGTCGAAAGCCGAAATGGTGTTTGTGCTAGGCCAGCGTCCGCCGTTCGTGACTACTAGGTTAGCCCAAATTTGCGCGTTAGTCGTCCCCACTGAAGCGGCGCACGCTTGCGATGGCACAACTCTGCTAGTCGTGTCCGTGACGTTGCATGTATAAGATGCCGCGTCCGAATTCTGAAAATTAGAAATCCCGAGCGTGTTGGTCAGAGCGCCGGTGATGTTACCGGTGTTCGTTAGCGCGACTCCGTTTTTATACCACTGATAGGAATACGCCGGAAATCCGCCGCTTGCTGTGGCGAAAATACTGAGCGTGCTACCTGCGGTCGGGACTGCTGCCAAGTCAGAAATTACAACAGAAACGTCGTCCGCTTCGTATGCAGTAGCCCAAGCACCGGTGCCGCCGTTCAGGGTCCGAAGATTCACTCCGCCGGTGTAGGACTGAAAATCGTCGGTGGTGAGAATCCCCAGGTATGCCGTCCGGTCCGCGTAACTGGCCAGCTTGCACCATCCAACGCCGCCGCTGAGATTATTCAACGCGGCTCCGCTGACGTAGGACTCGAACGTGTCAGATTGTTCTCCGCCCACCTGCATAGCGGGGCAGCGGAAAGGTCCGCCGCTCCGCCGGTTGATGACTGGATTCGGCATTAATCCTGCAAGATGCCGAAGGTGATTTGAACGTCGGTGGTCGCTGCGAAGGTCGGTGTGCCCGAAGTAACCACGGCAGCCCATAGAGAAGTGCCGGACGCTTTGAGCGCGATGCCCAAGCTGGTCTCGTGCGCTACCGCTTTGCTGTTCACGGTGACGTAGTCAGAAGCCGCCACGGAAACATGGGCGATGACTTTTAGGTCGTCGGTCGAGAAAACGAAAGCCGCTTTGTCGGTGATAGTCGCAGCCGTTGGGTCTGCGTCGAAAATGAAAATATCCAGAGCGGCCTTTTGATTGGCCCGGTCCAGAACGATGATGGACTCTAAAATGCCAGTGCCTACCGAAGTAAGCGCGCCGGTTAGAGTGCGTTTGCCGCCTACCGCGTTGCCTGCGGAATATCCGGAAGCAGTGACAGCAGTGGCGTCTTTGATGACGGTCGTTTTGCCGCCCACGTTGCCGGTTACAGCAGCGTTGAGTTGCGAGCCCGTAGGCTGGACGACTGTGACGTTACCCGTGACGCCTACATTGCCGGATACAGTTGTGCCCGTGCTTCCGCCGGTGCCGCCTGTGCCGTTTAGCGTATCGAGAATTTTGCGGAGGATATTGTATTGGTTGTCCCCCTGCCTGAAGGTTGTGTCTGACATAAGTCTAACGTGAAAAAAAGTTTTTGTTGTTGTGATAAGGGGCGGCAGTGTTGGCTGCCGCCCCTCAGTGTTCCCCTACCCCTAAGAGCGGTTACAGAGTCGGAACGCCCGGCCCGATGACCGGCGACTCATTGTCTCCGCAAACCCCAATGTCTACGAAGCTGTCAGCCCCGCTGAAGTTGCTGGAGCTAGGATTGGCGCAAGCCACGAGACCCAGGTCCGCAGTGCAGCGGCTATACAGAATCGGCACGATGTGCTGCGGGCGCAGAGGCCGGTAAGCACGGGTAATCTGGTATTTGTGCCAGCCGAAATCGCCCCACTGATTGCACTGATTGTCAATCTGGTAGTGCCATTCCAACTCGCCCATGTGAAGCTGCGGAGCGAACTTGAACGAGCCTTCGCCGACATACTTCTCGGGAACGAGCCGTTCAAAGCTGCCGTCAGCAATGAGGATGCCCACTTCATAGGCTGCATTCAGCCAAGCGGGATTCGGTTTCGCGAACGCCACGCCACGCGCCGGGTTAGCGACGATGGTGACAGGGTCAACGAGGGCCAGGGTGCCGTCAGCATTGAAGCCGGTAGCACGGAGCGGGCGCTGGTCAACGCCGAAGGCGATGCCACGGTAAGCGGGCGACTGCTCGAACGAATAAGCGGTCAGAGTGGTTTCACCCATCTTGTAGCCGCCGGTGGTCAGAGCAACCATCACGTTCTGGACGCCAACTTCCGAGCGGAAATATTCCACTTGGTCGGAGCCGCCGATGAAACGGAAATGCGGCATGCCCTGGTCTTGGGAATACCATTCCGCGAAAAGAACTTCCCGCATATAGCGAGCGATGAAGTGCAGAGCCTTGAAGGTCATGGGACCGGTAGGCAACAGAGGCGCGAATTTGACGCCCAGGTCGGTTT